GCGTCGGACCGGATCGCCAATAGCTGGCGCGAGACGCATAGCGGCGTCCAGAACGCGCATAAGGCGGCGATCCTCGAGGAAGGGATGCAATTCAACAAGATTGCGATCACCAACGAGGAAGCGCAATTCTTGGAGACGCGCCGCTTCCAGGTGGTTGACATATGCCGGTTGTATGGCGTTCCGCCGCACCGGCTCGGCGAGCTTGACAAGGCCACCTTGAATAATATTGAGCAGCAGAATCAGCAATACGTCGATAGCGCGCTCAAGCCGACCGCGCGGTTGATCGAGCAGCTATTCGACCACCACCTTCTGTTCGACGATGAACGCTCGATCCTCGAATGCAAATTCGACTTCGACGACATGACGCGCGGCGATCTCCTAACGCGCTATCAGGCTTACCAAGTCGGCACGCTCAACGGCTGGCTAAACCGCAACGAGGTCCGCGCCCGCGAGAACATGAATCCGATCGAGGACGGTCACGGCGACGAATACCGCGTCCCGCTCAACACCGCGGTGCCGGGGACCGCGCTCGATCCGGCGACGGCCGCGCCGAGCGAGACCGCGCCGAAGCCCGCCGCGACGCCGACCAAGCCGGAGCCAGGGGGGACCGAGTGATGCAAGAGCGCGCGATTGTTTACTTCGTCGTCGCTTGGCTCGCGTGCTGGCTGGTCGATCTGATCGTGATCGTCGTGCGCGGTCCCGTCCTGATCGATCCGATTCTAAAGCTGGTGATCGTCCTGTTGTGTCTTGCGGTGGTCCTGATCGGTCTGTCGCGGCATGGCTGGCTGTTTGCGGGATAATCGAGATGCAGATCGTAAGCGCAACGCACTTCAAGACGATCAACCGGGGCCGCAACGTCACCCGCGCCGCGATCGGCCTCCGCAAGCAAATGATCGGACCGGCCGCAACGATTAGCAGCGGAGGCGTTCGCGTGCTCCGCTTTACCATCTCGACCGATAGCGTTGACCGCGAGCAGGACCGGATCGCGCTCGCCGGCTGGGACCTCGCGAACTTCAAGCGCAACCCGGTTGTCCTCTGGGGCCATGACGCGAGCCGGTTGCCGATCGGCCGCGCGTTCGATGTCGCGATCGAGGGTGGCGCGCTCAAAGCGTCGGTCGAGTTCATTCCCGACGATACGCCGGAAGGCGGTCAGTTCGCGGAGTCGGTTTACCGGCTCGCGCGCGGCGGCTTTATCGCCGCGACCTCGGTCGGCTTCCGGCCGACCAAATGGGACTACACGCGCGACGCATCACGCGGCGCCGATGATTGGTTCCCCGGTATCGACTTCGAGGAACAGGAGTTGGTCGAGCTTTCGATCGTAACCGTTCCGGCGAACCCGGAAGCGCTGATCGAGGCACCAGGCCCCGGCGAGGGCACCGCAATCGCAACGCCGAACCCGGACACGGGCGAGGAACTAACCGCCTACAATCAAGAATTAACAAGAGCACGAGCCCGCCGCCGCCGCGCGCTCCAACTAGCACTAGCAACGGAATAGCGCGCGCGATCCCGCGCCGCATTTAGAGGACACAAGGTCATGGCCACACTTTCCGAAAAGCATCGCGAGCTAAAGCGTCGGCGTTCCGAGATCGTCGCCAAAATGGGCGCGATCGTGAAAGAGGATACCGACGACAAGCCGATCGACGAAGCCGGATCGACGACGTTCGACGAACTATCCGCCGCACTCGCCGCGATCGATCAGCGGCTACAGCGCGTCGCCGCCGCCATGACCGCCGCCGCCGAAGGCGCACAGGACGCGGCCGATGGCGACAGCGAGGACGACGACGACGCCGACAAGGACCTCGACGACCGGCGCGGCAGCTTCCGCGTCAAGCCCGGCGCCAAGGCGGCAGCGCAAGCAAAGCGCGATCCGTTCGCCGGTATCAAGGAAAAGCGCGGCGTCCGCGCGGCGCGCTATGTCCTCGGTCTGCTCCACGCGCGGTTCAATCACGTCTCGATGGAGAAAGCCTCCGAATGGGCCGCGAACCGCTTCGGCGATGATCTCGTTGCGCGCGCTTTACAAGCCGGCATAACCGGTGAGGGCGGCGCCTTGATTCCGCAGGACTTCATGGCGGACCTCATCGAGCTATTGCGCGCCTCGACGGCCGTGCGCGGGGCCAATCCGATGGAAGTCGGCATGCCGATGGGCAACCTGACTATTCCGCGTCTCGCTGGTGGTGCGACCGCCGCATACCAGAACGAAATGGACGACATTGCGGTATCGCAAGAGCGGTTCGACGACGTGAACTTTGCCGCTAAGAAACTGACCGCGATGGTTCCGGTCTCGAATGATCTGATCCGCCGCGCGCCGATCGGCGTCGAGGAGATCGTGCGCGACGATCTCGTGCAAACTATCGCGCGTCGCGAGGACCTTGCTTTCCTACGCGGCGATGGGACCGATAAGGGGCCGATCGGCATGCGCCATCTGGTGTTGCCGGCGAACCTGATAACGGTCACCGCCATGCCGGCGACCCCGGCACCGGGCGACCAGCTAACCGCGATCCTGTCCGGCGCGTCGGCGGCGATCCTGGCGTTGCAGAATGGAATGTCGCGCATGATCCGGCCGACCTGGATCATGTCGCCGACCGTCGCGCGCTTTATCGGCACGGCCAGGGATCAGGTGGGCGGCTTCTACTTCAAGGAAGAGGTCGAGCGCGGTCAATTCGAGGGCTATCCGATCCGGCTGACGCAGCAGATACCGACCAACCTCGTAATGACGACGTTCACCAAGGCCAGCGAAGTCTACTTCGTCGATATGGCAGACTTTGTAATTGCCGACACCTATAACGTCGTCGTCGATGCGTCGGACGTTGCGGCATACAATGACGGCGTATCGATGGTCTCGGCGTTCCAGCGCGACCAGTCGTTGTTCCGCGTTATCGCCGAGCACGATTGCAACATGCGGCACTTGCAAAGCTTGGTCGTACTGCTGACGCAGGATTGGGCATTCTCCGGCGTTCCCGGCTCGGCCGGCGCGCCGTTCTCGACGCAACCGCTCAATCCAACGTGGTCGCAGGCGCCCGCGATCCGGCCCGCGCTCGCGACCGGCGCGAACCCGCCGCCGACGCTGACCGATCCTCCGTAATCTCAAACAAACAGGAGACGACACGATGCCGGTGGAGGGAATTCCGCAACGCGATGTGGTGGTCACGTTCTCGACGCACTTCGCTAGTTACAACGCCGGAGAGTCGGCGAGCTTCACAGCCGACGAAGCGCAACGGCTCGCCGATCTCGGCGTAACCGGCGACGCCCCTCCACCGGCAGAGGCGCCGGTTAATACCGGCGTTCCCGTCGTCACCCAGGCGGCGGACGTGCTCACTTGCACACAAGGCACCTGGGACGGCTCGCCGACCGGCTACGCCTACGCCTGGGCGATCGACGGCGGACCGGTCGGAACCGATAGCGCGACCTATACCGCGTTGCCGGCCGATATCGGCTTAACCGCGACCTGTGTCGTTACCGCGACGAACGCGACCGGCTCGACGGCGGCACCGCCCTCGGTCGGCGTCGTCGTCGCGTAGCAAAGGAAACCAAGATGAGTGGCGTTGTCCCCGGCACGCTGGTCCACATGCGGACGCTTCGGCGTTTCTCGCATTACATGGCCGGCGAGCTTATCGCCGTCCCGTTCGACGCGGCGAAAGACCTCGAAGCGAAGCGGCTCGCGCAGCCGTTGCAACTATTCGTCCCGACGCCGGTCGGCGCGGCAATGCCGGTCGCCGAGCCGGTTCGGCAACCGGCCGGCATCGTGCGGAAATAGCCGCGGCATGTATGGCGGCTTCCACGTCATAACGCCGCCGGCAACCGAGCCGATTACGGTCGATCTCGCGCGCCGGCATTGCCGGGTCGATGCCGACTATGACGACGACCTGATCGCGATGTATATCGAGGGCGCGCGGCTTGAGGCCGAAGCCTATACCAACCGCGCGTTTTTCACCCAGCACCTACAATTCGCGATCACCTGGGGACCGCCACCGACCGCGACGCCGCTCGTGCCGCAGAGCTTGATCGTCTTTCCGCTCAACTGGCCTCCGTTGGTCAAGCGGCCGATCGAGCTTCCGCGCGCGCCTTGCCAATCGGTCGAGCAGATCACCTGGGGGCCGCTCGGCGACATGCAGCCGGCCGATCCCGAGGATTACGATCTCAACCTCGCGGTCGATCCCGGTTATGTCGCGGTCAAGCCGCAACTGCTGCCGCGCATACCGCAACAGTCGATGCTGATCGACTACACCGCCGGCTATGACGACGCGGACCCGGCGGCGGTTCCCATGCCGATCCGCCAAGCGATCCTGATCGGAACCGCCCACTACTATGAGAACCGGGGCGACGTGTCGGCAGAGATGCCGGCGGCGTTCTATCGGTTGCTCGATCCGTATCGGCTCTGGACGTTCGCCGGATGAGCCGAGACACCCACCGTAGCGCCGCTCCGGCAGGGGCTACGCGGCGCCGACGCGGCGGACGGCTCAACCATGCCTGATGATCCCTCCGGCGGCTACGCGGCGACGCTCGGCGCCTTGCGCTGGCGGGTTACGCTCTATCGCCGCGACCAGTCGCCGGCCGACGATCTCGCGCTCGCCGAAACCTTGGTTCCGCTCGCGACCGTCTGGGCGAACATCCAGCCGAGCCGGCCCTCGACGCTCTACCAGTCAACGCAGATCGACGGGCCGGTGACGCATATGATCGATATCCGCTGGCAGGACTATCCGGCGACGATCGATGTCGTCGCGCGGTCGAGGATCCGGCCAGACGGCACCGGCTTGCGGACCGAGCTATTCCGCGTCCGCCGCTCGACCGAGATCGGCGGTCGGCTTCGCTTCATTCGGATGGAGTGTGAGCTAGAGCATAGCCGCACGACGCCCGACGACGGCGACGGAACGCGCAACGCACTTCTGACGGAACCCTATGACGGCGCGGCCGCAGCCCCGCCGGGGATCAATCCGCTATGACCTTGCTCCTGATCGTCCTGTTGATCGTCCTCCTGATGGGCGGCGGCTATGGCTGGCATGCCGGCTATGTCGGCCCCGGCTCGCCGGTCGGCGTTATTCTCGTGGTGCTCTTGATCCTGGTGCTGCTCGGCGCGCTCGGCGGACCGCGCTGGGGGTGGTGGTGAGCGACCTAAAGCTAACCGTCACCCATTGGGGGCAAGTCGCGCTCGACAAGCGTGAGCTCGGCAAGCTCATGCGCGCGGCCGGCAACGATATTAAAAACAAGGCGGGCCGGCTGATCGCGCAAAGCAACGGCTCCGGCCGGCAATATGGCGCGCATCGCGCGTCGGCGCCGGGCCAGCCGCCCGCTCGACTCTCCGGCGATCTCCGGGGCAGTCTCAAGACGTTCGTTTTCAAGTCGAGCGAAGGCTTTGCGGTCCGCGCGCGGCAATTCTATGCGCTGTTCCTCGAAGCCGGCGCGAAAGGCGGCGGCAATCCCGGCCGGTCATTGGCGCGGCCGGTCAACCGGCGGACCGGCCGGCATATGCGCGCCAAGGGCGTCTATACCAAGCGCGTCCTCGAGCCGCGCCCGTTCCTCGATCGCGTCATGGCGCAACAGGCGCCCGAGCTTGATCGCCGTGTCCGTTTGGCGCTGGAGCATGCGTTGACCTGGAAAGAAACCAAGCCGAAGTGAGCGGCAACGGCGGCGTAACCATCATGGGCGCCTTCATCTCGCAGCTACGGAGCAACGCGCCGATCTTCGGCGGTCGCGTCGGCGGCTCGGCGGAATTCTATGCGGGACTGAAAGCTTACAACACGTCGATGGCGTTGCCGGCGGCGTATGTCTTGCCGCTCGGCCAGGAAGCCGAGCCGAACCAAGTCTGGAACGGCTTGATTCAGATCGTTCACAAGCAAGTCGGGATCGCGGTCGAGCTTGACGCGCAACGCGACCGGCGCGGTCAGGACCCGACGATGAGCTTTGAGACGATCGAGGCGCAGATATTCGCCTCGGTGCTCAACCTTGAAATCGGCGAGTGCCGCATGGTTCGTGGCACGTCGTTTGCCGGCGCGCGCTATCTCGATCTCGATCGCGCGCGGCTGTTCTACCAGTGGGAATTCAACATCGACTGGCAGTTAACCGACGCGGACGGCGTTCAGCCGCTATCGGTTCCGCTCGCGCATGTCGAGGTCGATATCTTCCATGCGCCCGGCGCGGTCGGTGTGCCCGGTTCCGATCCCGCCGCCGTCGTCGTCGTGCCGACCGGCGATCCGCCCTATCCGCCCGCAACCGACGGGCCGTGGCCGCAACCAAGCTCAACGGAGGACTGACAATGTTCGTAAAGCCTGCGCCCGGTCGGACCGTGCGCGATCCACATTCGATGGCGTTGCTTCCGGCCGATGGTCGCGAGGTCAACGATAGCGATCCGTTCTGGCTCCGGCGCGTCCGCGACCGCGACGTAATCGTTGAGGGAGCAATGGACCCGCAACGGACGACGCACCGCCGGCACGAACCGGCCGCGCACAAAGGGGAGGGCTAACCGATGGCGATCAATTTTACCTACTATCCGACCAGCAACCGGGTTCCCGGCGTCTATGTCGAGATGGACCCGTCGCAAGCGAACTCGGCGACGGTGCTACAGAATACGTTGCTGATCGGTCAGATCACCATTACCGGCACCGCCGTTAGCAACGAGCCGGCGTTGATCGAAAGCAAAGCGCAACTCCTGACGCTCTGCGGCAAAGGCTCGATGCTTTACAACATGGGAAGCCGGTATCTCGACCGCGATCCGTTCGGACCACTTTACATCCTGCCGATCGAGGACGACGCTGCCGCCGTCGTCGCGACCGGAACGATTACGGTTACCGGCCCCGCGACGCAATCGGGAACGCTGAACGTCTATGTCGGCGGTTTCCGCGTCCGCTCGCTGGTATCGAGCGGCGATGCCGCGACGGTCATCGCGACAAATCTCGCCGCCGCGATTACCGCGACCGAAGGGATCGAGGTCACGGCGGTTGCCGCCGCCGCCGTCGTCACCTTGACCTCGATCGGCAAGGGCGAAGTGTTCAACGGCATCGACGTGCGGACGAATTATCTCGGGTCGGCCGGCGGCGAATTCGCTGTCCCCGGCGTGACCTTGACCATAACGCCGATGGCCGGCGGAACCGGCAATCCGGGCATTGCCGGCGCGCTCGCGAACCTATCCGATCAGCCGTTTGACTTCATCATTACGCCCTACACCGACACGTCGAACCTCGACGCGCTCAAGGGCTTTCTAGCCGATGATGTCGGGCGCTGGTCGTGGGAACAGATGATCTATGGCGGCGCGTTCTCGGCGTATCGTGGCACGCTCGGCGAATGCACGACCTTCGGAACCGCGCGCAACGATCAGCATATGTCGATCGCCGCGTTCAACGACTCGCCCGATCCGCCTTGGATATGGGCGACCGAGATGGGCGCCGCGTCGGCGGCGAGCTTGCGCGTCGATCCCGGCTTGCCGCTTCAGTATATCAACACGACGCTCAAGGCCCCGCCGATCACGTCGCGCTGGACGCTCGGCGAGCGCAACACGCTGCTGTATGACGGCATGAGCACCTTCCGGACCGGCGACGACGGAACCGTAATCGTCGAGCGGATGTGCACGACCTACCAAAAGAACGCGGCCGGCGCGACCGACAACAGCTACCTCGACGTTGAAACCATGTATGGGTTGATGTTCGTGGCGCGCGATCTTTCTAACTATCTCCTGACGCGCTATGCGCGGAAAAAACTGGTGAGCGACACGACGCAAATACTCGCCGGATCGAACTGCGTCAACGCGCCGATGATCCGCGCGTCGGTTATCAACGAGTATCGCGCGATAGAAGCCGCCGGCTATGTCCAGAACAGTCGCACGTTCGCGCAGAACGTGATCGTCGAGAATGCCGGCAACGGCTTGGTCAAAATCCTCGCGCCGGTCGATCTGGTCAATCAGCTTCGCCAGATCGCGATCCTGCTTCAATTCCGTAAGTCATAAGGGGGCGGCAATGGCTGCATGCGAAAGGCTGGCCGGTATCACCGGCCTTACGATCGATGGCAACGCCTATATGGTGGTGTCCGACGTTACGTGGTCGCCGGCAAAATGGAAGCGCGAGACCTTGGTCGGTCTCGACAGCGTCCACGGTTTCTCGGAAGTGCCGATCCAGGGCTTTATCGAGGCGACGCTACGCGATAGCGGCGAGATCAGTGTCGGCGACTTCAACGACATGCGCTGCGTCGAGGTCATGGTGACGCTTGCGAACGGTAAGGTCGTCGGCGGGGCGAATATGTGGAACACCGCCGCGCTCGAGGTCCGCTCGGCAGAAGGCACATTCCAGGTCCGGTTCGACGGTATCGACGTATCGGAGGCATAACCGATGGACGCGCTAACGACCGATGACTTCGGTGAGCTCGGCTCGCCGGAGCCGGAGCCGCGCACGCTCGATATGGACATCGACGTGACCTTTCAGAAAAAACGCTTCACGTCGCTCCACCTGGAGGAGCCGACCGCGAAGCAATTGGAGCGCGCCGAGATCGAACTAAATACCACCAGCCCGACAGCCTACACGATGCGCCGCTACCAGATCGCGCTTGTCGCCTCGGTCGCACAGGTGCCGCGCGAGGTCGTGCTCGAATTGAAATTCTCGCAACTAAACGAGGCTTTCGATTTTTTGGCCGACTTGCTCGATCGTTCCCGCAAGGATGGCGCGACCTGATCGCCGACCTGACGCGCTTCTGGGGCTGGGGACCGCACGACGCCTGGGGCCTGACCGGAACGCAATTGATCTGGTGGGCCGAACAGTCGCACCGGATCGCTGACCGCGAGCGCGAAGCGACCGAGCAGGCCAGGGGATAATGGCCGGTTATTCCGTAACCTATACGGTCGTCGATAATGCGACCAAGCAGATCGACGCGATCAACCGTCGCGTCGCGCAAATGCGCGCGCCGATGGAGCGCATGCAACGTTCGGTTACGCGCTTCGTTGATGTCTCGGGACTCCGCAAGGTCGCGACCGGCTTCGAGTGGATCGGCAAGGCGGCGGGAACCGTGCTGCGCACGTTGACCGCGATCGTTCCCGTGATGGGCGCGATCGTCGGCGCCGCGTCGATCGCGGGCATGGTCAAGCTCGTGTCAACCTATGCCGACTGGTCGCATGAGCTTGTCGCCGCCGCCGACAACATCGGCACGACGACGCAAAAACTTCAGCAATTCGAGGACGCGACGCGGCTCGCCGGGGGCAACGCCGCGACCATGCGCGACAGCCTGAAGGGGCTGCACGACAATCTTGCCGACTTTAACAGGGGAGGCGCGAACGCCGCCGTTACCGGGCAATGGGCGAATAAGCTCAAGGTCAATCTGCGCGACGCGAATGGACAAATCCGATCCGCCGCCGATCTGATGCCGGAATTGCTCGAAAAGATTGCCGCGATGCCTGATCCCGCCGACCGCGCTGCCGCCGCGAACGCGCTCCTGGGATCGTCGGGCGACAAGCTGGTCGAGACGTTCCGCCAGTCGAGCCGCAGTTTCGGCGATTGGTTCAACGATGTTAAACGATACAAAGATTTAACGGACGAACAGAAGGCGAGTCTCCAGCGCTTCGGCGAAGCGCAAGGCAAGCTCGGCGTCGATTTCGACCGCCTGGGGCAACAGATTAGCGCAATGGTCGCGACGCATCTCGGGCCTCTACTAGAAAAATTCGCGGCATTCGTCGAACAGAACACGCCCGCGATCCTCGGCGCAATCGATCAATTGGTAAGCCGCTTCGCCGCTTGGCTGAACAACCCAGAGACGGGAAAAGCATTCGTCGCGAGCGTCAAATCCGTTGCCGACTCGTTGGTGTGGGTCAGTAACAACCTCGATACGATCAAAACCGGCGTCGAGGTCATCGCCGGATTGTTCGCGCTCAAATGGGCCGGCGGTATCGTGTCATCGATCGGCGCTGTTACCGAAGCATTCGGCGTCGTCGGCGTCGGCGGCGCGGCCGGCATTGGCCTATTGGGCGCTTTGGGCCTTGTCATCTGGTTGTCGGTCGAGATCGTCCGCCACTGGTCGGAGATCAAACAGGCCGGCGCCGAACTCGCCGACAGCGTAGGCAAGAGCTTTGATCGCGTATCGAAAACCATGTCCGACTGGTGGACTGGCAAACACGATCCGAACGACCTTCCGAAGCCCGGCGAGACTCCAAGCTATCCGACGCAGCCGGCTATACCGGCGCCGCAGCAGTATCTACCGCAAGGGGGCGCCCCCGGCGGCGCCTGGGCGCGTCCGCCAGGAGCGATCCAGAAGCAATCCGCGACCGGCGGCTATCTTCCCGGCGGCGTTACGCGCGCATCCTATGGCGGCGGTCCGCTCGGCGGTGTCGGCGGTGGCGGCGGCGGCGTCGCGGCGATCGGACCGAGCGAATTCTGGGACAGCATGGCGCGCGCCGTTGCCAAAGGCTTCGAGGACGCTTGGGACCACATCACCGGCATAGGCGGCGGTGGCGGCGGTGTCGGCGGCGGTGGCGGTGGCGGCTTCCAGCAGGCTTCGTTCCGCGTTCCCGCTCCACCGGCCGGCGGTCCGTCGCCGAACATCGGACCGGGCGGACGTACGCCGGGCGCGCTATCTCCCGGCGCGATATCGTCAGACGTAACGCCGGAAGGTCGCGCGTTGCTTGCCAATATCGCGGGCGGCGAAAGTGGCGGCGATGCGTCGATCCTTTATGGCGGCGGGCACTTTTCCGATACGTCGAAATTTCCCGAGTGGGCAGGCAAGATGGGGCCGGCCGGTATCTCGCACGCGGCGGGACGCTATCAATTCCAACCCGCAACATGGGCGGCGGCGTCAAAGGGGGCCGGCGTTTCCGACTTTACGCCCGCGAGCCAGGACAAGGCGGCGTGGTGGCTCGCGCAACACGACTACCGGCAACGCACAGGCCGCGACCTTGGCGCGGACCTCAAAGACCCGAGCAAAGCGTCGGCGATTGGCGCAGCCCTCGGACCGACCTGGACCTCTGCCAATCCCGGCAAGTGGGCTTCCGGCTTGCAAGACAAGCTAAAGGGCGCGCCAGTCGCCGCCGCGCCACCGGTAACCGTTCCGCCGCCACAGGCGCCGAACGGCGCGGTCGATGTCAACATAACGCACAAGAACCCGCCGCCGAATAGCGCGGTAACCGCGAGCGGATCGGGCGCGGTCAACGTCGCGCCGGTCCGCGTCGAGCATCAGAACATGGCGGACATATGAGCGGCTTCCTCGGTCCGATTGCCGGCGCGATCTCCGGCGTTAATCGCGTCGTCGGTGCGACCGGCTCGTTGGTCAACGATGTCGCGCGGATCGGCCAGAGCTTCGGCGGCTCGCAGACCTTCGATACCTCGGGCCAGTCCTGGGCTTCCGGTTCGTGGTTCCAACAGCTACAGCCCGGCTCGTGGCGCGGCGTCGGCTTCGTCCTCGATGCCGGCGATACCGCCGCCGGAAGGCGCGTTGCGATCCACGAATATCCCTATCGCGACGACGCCTGGGCAGAGGACCTAGGCAAGCTTCCGCGCCGGTTCACCATCCAGGCGTTCATTGTCGGCGACGATTGCTATCAACAGCGCGACGCTATGCTGCAAGCCTGCGAGCAGGCCGGCGCCGGGACGCTGGTCCATCCGACGCTCGGCTCGATCCAGTGCGTGTTGCTTGAATTCGGCTGCGCCGATCGCCGCGAGCGCGGTCGCGTCGTCGAGCTTCAGTTCACCTTTATCGTTGCGGGCGACGTGCTCTATCCGAGCACCGCGACCGCGACCGGACAGAACGTGCTCGCCGCCGTTGGCAAGCTCAATATCGCCTCGGCCGGCGATCTCGGCTCGACGCTATCGAGTGTCGGCAACGTCGCGCACGAAGCGATCTCGACGGTCGGCCACTATGTCGGGATGGCGACCGGTCTGGTCGGCGACGCCGGTCGGATATTCAACAGCGTGCGCGGCCTGACCGGTTTCTTCGGACGCTACGCGACCGGAAGCCGCTCGACGCTCCAGCCGGTAACCGCGACGATCAACGGCGTTCTCGGCGCCGCGACAACAGCGCGCTCGCTGGTCTACTCGACCGGCTCCCTGGTCAACCATCTGGCGAGCTTTCTGTGAGCAAGGAATCGGACGCTTTCGCCGCCGCCTCGGTCGATCTCGCGAACGCGGTCGCGGCGTCCGCCAACGATCCCGCCGACGCGATCCGGCTCCTGCTTCCACTCGCCGGCTGGATGCCGCCACCGATCGGCGGGACCGGTCCGCTCGCGATCAACGCGCGCGCCGCGTCTGACGCAATCGCGAGCAATCTCCGGTGTGCCGCTTGCGCGGCCTTGGCGGGGGCTACGCAGGCATATGGCCCGGTCAGCTACCAAGACGCGATGGCGGTCCGCAACGCCGTATGCGACGCGCTAGACGCCGAAGCGACCCGTGCCGGCGACGCCGGCCGCGACGCGACCTATCAGGCCCTCCGCGATCTCCGCGCGGCGGTCGCGCTCGATCTCGCGGTGCGCGGTGCCGGTCTCGCATGGCTGGTCGAGATCGAGACCCGCCAGCCTATGCCATCGCTCGCCGAAGCCTGGACGCTCTACCAGGATACGCCGCGCGAGCCGGGCCTTGTTGCGTCCGCCGATCCGCCGCATCCGCTGTTTATGCCGACTAGCTTTCCGGCGCTGAACCAATGAACGACACAAGCGGCGCGATCGCGCACGGCGTCGTCTCGCATGGCCCGCCACCCGGCTCGACCGACGTGTTGAGCCTGACCGTGGGCAATCAGACCGTTACCGGCTGGCAGCGGGTCTCGGTCACGCGACCGCTCGCCGCGATCCCGGCTTCGTTCTCGATCGAGGCGACCGAGCGCTATCCGAACGCCGCCGACATCGACCTCAAGCCCGGCCAGCCTTGCACGGTTAAGATCGGCGCCGATCTCGTGTTGACCGGCTATGTCGATCGCTACACGTCCTCGATCTCCGCGTCGCAGCATACGATCCGCGTCGAGGGCCGGAGCAAGTCGGAGGACTTGGTTGATTGCTCGGCACTGGTCGAGGGCACATCGGCCGGAAGCGAAAGCAAGGAAGGGATGCAAGTAGTCAACGGCACGACGCTCGATATCGTCCGCAAGCTCGCCGCGCCGTATCACGTCGATGTCCAGAGCACGGCCGGCGACGGCATCCAGGTGCCGCAATTC